TGTATCCCAAGCTAAGTCTGTAAGAAGTGTTTTAGCACTTTTCATCCCTGAGATACCCATAGCAAGAGCCGCTGTTTCTCGGATTTCTTGATCTGGGGTGTTCAAATATTCTTTAAAGATAGAAAGGATATCAAAAGTATTATGATCGCGTCCAATCTTAGCTAGTGCAATAATACAGGCTGAGTTTATGTCACGGTTATTCGAGGTATCCAATGCTCTCTTTAATGCAGGTAGGATACTTCCTTGGATATCATATTTCGATGGTTTAGAGGTATCCTTGGAGGCGACACGCTTCGTCGGACCCATGTAGAATTCCGGGGATCCGGTGATAACCATGGGAGCGTGAATCGCGTCCTTTAAGTTGATGAATGGAGCCTTGTTGAATTCCCACCAAAACTGCCACTTGCTTAGATCAGCACCAATATAAATACCTCTAGGCCCAGTTCTGGGTCCAGGTCCAGGTCCAGGTCCAGGTGCTCCTGGCCCTCCAGTATTTGGGCCACCAGGGGCTGAACCGGGGGTGGTAGGACCAGAGGGGTTTGGTGCGCCTGGGGAGAGGCCACCTGGGGTTACTGGGCCGGGTGCTCCTGGCCCTCCAGTATTTGGTCCGCGATGTCCTGGTGTTCCTGGGGGAACAACATCCCCCGGACCACGATACATTCCACCGTGAGCTACGGCAATTGTTGGTAGTGCTAGAATTGCAGCGAAAGCTAAATTAAAGAATTTCTTCATATTTTATGTAGTTCTCCCTTCTAAAAAAGTAAGATACTCTGTAAAGTCCTCTTCGGTCTTCCATCCATTCTTGACAGCTTTATCTCGGATTTCACACATTTCTTCATAGTTAGGAGCAGGAGCGAATAAAGAGTTTGCTCCCCAATCTTCTCTAGGGAGCGTGTGCAGTAGAACTCTGTATGAAGCTTCTAAACCTTTGAGGTAACCTTTAAACCACATAGAAGTTCCGAAGTCTACAGGTTCATGAGTTTCTCCCTCTTTCAAGTCTTCACCCCAGGTGATATTTGTTTCATGCTTATCCACTCCATACGTATAGCCTGGATAGGCGAACTTGTGATCCCAGTAAACCTGTTTGATATATTCTAACTGTTTCTTAATTTTGTCTCTCATTCAAAATTTCCTTTAGGTAGTTTCTTGCTTGTAAGTAAGAAACTTGTGGATTGATGGAAACTAAAGTTGTTGATAAAATTTGTATAGGATTCCAATCGATTTCACTTGTTAGATAAGTAACCCAATGATTATGCATATTTTCATACTTACTTTTTAGAAAAGTATGGGCCTCTTCATCTGTTAGTGAGCCATCTACTATCATAGCCTAAGATAGTGAAAAGTCTAAGCTAGATCTCCTTTAAATCGATCTTCGACCTTTAGGCCTAAGATTTTCAGCAATCTCATTTTACGTTCTTCATTCTCATCCTTGGGGCTAGCGTGTCTAGCTGCCAACCATGCAAAGTGTGCCCCACCTGATGATTTACGTTTATGTGTCCAATCGGTTACAACATAATAAGGTAGATGAAGCTCATCATCGTATTCGAAGAAAGCATCAAAGCAGAATCTCGCAAGATAATTTTTCATGTAACATAGTTCATTTTCTAAGAATTTTATGCCATGCTTTTTAAACATCTTTTGAGCAGCATCTAGTCCCCACCAGTGAATTCCTACTTCGGCAGGAGAGTGCTTTCCCCATCCTTCAAAGTAGTGAATCGGCGTGCTTCCTCTTAGGATATTTTCCCTGAATTCTCTTGCTTGATTACTAAGTCTATCTGCTGATCTGATTCCTACTTCTCCAGCTAGTTCAGGTTTTCCAGCAGCAAGTAAAGCTTCTACGCATTTGGCAGCAAACTTAGGTATACGACCTTGAGCCCTTTCTTGGCCTGGATCCCAAGCGTATGTTCCTTTATTATATCCTGGGATCTGGAAAAGGAATCTGTGGGCTGCAAAGATTACCTCCCAACGCAAAGCTTCGTCCCATGGATATCTCTTGTATACCTCCATGAGAGCATCATACACACTGAAATGTTGGTCATCTGCTGTTCTCATATCAGCACGATCTTCCCACGGGTCCTGTGGGTGAGTATATTTGATCCAGGTTTTAGTTTCTCTATGGAAATGAGATCCATTCTGTAAAACTGCCTTTGGGTAATCTTTTTCAGATACTGGAATACCTGTCTCCTTGTGAACAAATCTTCCTCCATATCTGGCATGAGCGTAAAGACGTTTGCGCCAACGAAGTAAATCACCTGTGTCTAGTGGTGTTCTAACTTGCATATAGTCCCACTTTCCCCCAGTCTGGTTTCCATCATGAGGAACGTTTTTGGTTTCATTAGGGGACGTTGTTACTATAGGTTTCGCAGGATTACGAAAATCAAATAGGAAGTGAACAGAGGAAGATCCTTGACCATGAAGGACACTACCTGTGTTAGGCTCTAGCTCTACGTCAAAACTCTCTACTCGCAGTTTGGTAGAACGTCTATTGAATAGGGAGGTACTAGCTCCAGTATGTCCATATCCCATTGTTGCAAATACGTCAGCTACGGGATTATTGGATTGAACTGATACTGCTACTTTTACCCAACGTGAGTATTCTAGGAAAAAGTGTTTTTCAAAAACCTTTCTTCCGTTTCTATAAGCAGGTTCTCCTACTCCCTCCACTACTGATTTTCCTTCAACAGTGAAGTCGCCTCCATCTTTCAACCATTTTACAATGGATGGATGGTAAAAGGGATCTGATAGTTCTGATTCTGGCATTAGTCTTCGTTTAGTATTTTCTTGTTTTTAGCCTTCTTAGGCTTGGGGGTGAGAATCGCATTTAGGTGTTGCGAAGCTTCTAAGACATTCTGCGGACGTTTTCCCAGAACACCTTCAAACATATCTAACCAACTATCATTAATTTGTGCTCTAGATTCTAGCACTAGTCTTTCAATAATTTCATCATAATTTTGTCCATCGAAGACCAGATTGATTCCTAAGACTTTCGAGACTCTCCCTAAAGCCATCATGACTGCTGTGTAATTTTGTGTGTTATCATTCATTTACTTTTCCTTTGGTGTTTTTTATTATAGTATCTTCTCATTAGGTATCGTCTTACTAGAGAAATTACTGTCATCCATGCAGTAACTTGTAGGTTCACCGTGAATGCTATATTGATTCCAAACAGTGGAAAAAAGATGAGAATGAATATGATGTTTAGAGTGAAACCTAGTGTCGTATCTACGACAATTTCAATAAAAGATCCTATTTTTGTTTGTTGCATATTCTCTATATATTTTTGAGGTATATTATGTTACTAAAAAGACGTTGGGGTCTGAGAAGGACCGCTTTGTGTGCTGGAGGGTGTTGACTAGTAATTCTCCTGTCGGGGTTGTAAAAATACATACATAGCCCATGCTGTGATACTTCCTAGGAAAGAGTCCCATAACCAAAATCCAGTCGGGGAGTGCCAGACTAAACTAAGCAAAAGTGCTGTCCAAAAAGAGAAACACATGGGGCAGTAGAATAAACTAGTTCGCAGATGCTTGTGTGTCCATTCTCTAAACGTAGTTGTAATTGCACCTATAGTCATAATATTGACTATGCTAAAATTCACTAGCACCCAAAGAAAATCAGTCCAAATCTTTTCTAGCATTTGATTGGGAGATCCTCCACTCGTAGGAATCCTTTACGATTCTCTGCCCACCCTCTTTCTGCGATCATTTCTCCTGGAGAGTTATGTAAGATATGGATAGGCACTACGTAATTTTCCAATCCCTTCTTATGAGCTTGAAGTGTGTAATGTAAATCGTAAAAGTCCCAAGAGTGAGTAAAATGCCCTGGCTTCCTAAGATTCATACTTTTTAGAGTCTTTCCCGATGCAGCTAGGAAACACCCATCTAAGGCTGTTACTCTCCCAGGAGCCCCAAAGTAGTTTGGATAGAATGTTGATCTATCTTTTCCTTGCCATACAAACCCTCTAAGTTCTCCTTTCTTTCTTTGGTTTATATCCCACCATACAGCATCTCGATTCAGATTAGTGGTTCCTGCAACTCCAATGAACCCTGCATGAGAATCTAAACAATGATCCAATTGAAGTTTTAGCTCTTGAGGATCATCCCAAATTTCAATATCATCATGACACATAATAACAATGTCCTGATCTCTAGGAGATATTTGTTCAATCTCATTAGCGTAAGCATCGAAGATACTTTTTTCCGCTACTAACCAACTATGATTGATACCAGCACGTTTGAAGTAGTGTTCTAGATTTTGGCTAGTTATGTCTAACTCTGCATTGCGCGTGCAGGCAATGCTATATATCATTGATTCTTCCATATGAAACAGTCCGAAGTTATTTCCGCTGAACTTGTAAAATACAAGAAAGATCCAATTTACTTCATTGAATCTAGGATCAAAGTAGTTCATCCTATCAGAGGTTTGGTCCCATTCAAATTATACCCTTTCCAAAAGAAAATTGTAAGAGAATTACAGGAGAATCGCTTCAATATTCTCAGAAAGTTTAGGCAGGCAGGATGCACTACAATTGTCGCTGCTTACACTTTATGGATGATGCTGTTCAGAGCCAATACTACAATTGCTGTTCTCTCAAAGGATGATGAGGCTGCTAAGGAGGTCTTGGAGAGAATCAAGATAATGTATGATGAAATTCCTGCTATTTTAAAACCTAAGATTAGGTACAGGAATAGTCATAATCTAAAACTTAGAAATGGCTCTCGTTTACAGGCAAAAGCTCCTAGCAAAGAAGCGGGACGTTCAATTTCTGCTAACTTGTTGATTGTGGATGAGGGGGCATTTATTGAGCATATTGACACAATCTGGGGTGCTGCTTATCCTGTAATTTCGACTGGTGGTGCTGCTTTTATCCTGTCCACTGTAAATGGTATAGGAAACTGGTATTACAAGATGTGGCAGGACGCTGTTCGCGGTATCAATGATTTCAATGCGATTGAGATTGGATGGGGTGATCACCCTGAGTATAAGAGAACTGAAGGCTATGAGCATCTTTACTTGGATATGCTTAAGTATAACAAGCCTATCAATATTGATGATTGGGAGTCTACCACTAGAAAGAACATTGGCCCTAAACGTTGGCTACAGGAATATGAATGTGAGTTCCTGGGAACTGGTGATACTTACGTAGATGGGGAGATCTTGAGATATCTCAAGAAGAACGTTAACAAGGAATATTGGAACCGTTATAATAATCGTATGCGCGTATGGAAAGACGCAGAACCTCAGTATGATTATGTAATGTCAGTTGATACATCTATGGGACGAGGAGGGGATAACTCTGCTTTTCATGTATTCAATGTCTATAATGGAGAGCAAGTAGCAGAATTCTATTCTAACAAAACTCCGAT